AAGATGGTTGCCTGAGCTGTAGAGAAATACTCCCGTAAATCCCAAAGGAAAACACCCTGTAGCTCATCGGTTGGATCAATACCGTTTGCAATACCAGAAGGAGCTACTCCTCTTTCTTGATATCCCAACGGGACATTCCGTCCCAAAGCTTCGGTTTGACGACTCGATAGCCGCAGAGAGAGCATCCCTTTTGAGGGGTCTGTCTCTACAAGACCAAAAGTATCTACAGCAGACGCAGGTGTTGTTGAATCATTGAAGAACCGACGTATGTCAGCCACCAATACAGAATTCGAGTAGTCGTAGGGAGTTCCCCACGGCTTTTCGATAATGAGCTGCAACTCATCGAAGGTATCACCCTGTCGGACTGTTACAGCGATGTTGTCGAAACTCATGTCTACCTATCAATTAGCTTGTTAATAAGACGCTGCCTTGGTGTATCTTCAGGGGTGATGATTGGGCCTGGAGACGGTAAACTCTGCGCTCTATTTAACTTTAACTGATGTAGGTCTACAACAGATTTATAATATTCTGCATTTAGCTCGATTAACCGCTGGTTCTCCTGCTCTAAGCGTTTGATGCGGTCATGTAGCGCTTTTGGTGGGACAGGTTTCTCTAGATAGACTGTCTTTATCTCGGGTGTATTTTGCTCATTCAATTGAGCAATAGTGGCGTCCCTGCCTCTTAGTGCGATGTCTGTCGATCTTCTAAATGACTGTAGCTCTTCTTCTAGTTGTTTTACTCGTGCTTCTGCTGCTTCCAGTTGAGAGGTAATTTCCTCCTTATCCTCAAGGCTCTCGTTTAGCTCTCCTGCAATGCGCTTCAGCTGAACACGTTCGTAAACCGACTGACCAGATGAGGCCTTCGCTGCTTCAGAACTTCTACTTTTTGCTGGTGTGATGTCGATCTCGGTCTGATTGGGAATCCTCCAGCGCAGGGTGAAGCTTGTCCGGCGTGTGTCGCCTACGCCTTTGAACCCAACCAGATACGTGATGCCATTAGGGGTAGGAAGTAAATCGCAATCGATTGTTCCGTTAATAACGTCGATATGCTGTTCATCGCCCTGACAGCCAAAGAAGGGCTTACTGGGTTTGATAGCAAGAATGCCATCTCTTTCATCCTCGAACAAGAGACCAAAGACACGGGTCATGACTAGACCTCTCTATAACTGATTGAGACCGTGATATTTGCAGATCCAGTTTTATTAATCATCAACTTGTCACCAAGGCCGGTCTCAAACAGTCCGAGTTCACTTGCTTGAGTAACCGTGCCGTTGACTGGCAAATAGAGGCTCTCAGCAATTGTTGCTGCAGAAGCACCCGTCTCGAATTTGACACTACAAGCTGCGTCAGCACTGACTGTCAGGCTCAAGACCCGAAGCTTCTTCGCGCTCACTGCAACTACTAGATCAGAGGTTGCGGTTGCTGCATCTTGTGCCGCAGTCGCGAACTTAATGTCGTTAGAGAAAGTATCGTGGAAAGTTACATAGCCATCAGTTGTGCTGCCCGATCCTGAACCCCGGATATAGGCATCATTCCCGTTGGCATCGCGTCCGTAGAGTGACATCAGATAAAGGACAGTAGGATCGTATTATTAGGGCTATTAAATTCAGCAACCATACTGAATACAAGCGTCGACGTAATCATAAATGGCGTTTTACTGCCACTATTCAAAACCGCTCGTATTCTAACTGTAGCGTTCTCAAAATCCTCAGCTGCGAACTCAATTCTCGGGGATCTCGGATAGCCAATCGTCATAAATATGTTTTCGCCTGGATCGAATCTCTCCACCTCGTAGTGGTCGACCCTTTCGTCAGGGATCCCCTGCGAAAATAGACCACCAGGAAAAACTACATCTAGGGCAGCATCCGGATAGTTAACGGGCGCTTCCCACTCAACAATCATTGTGCGGGCCATCAGGTCTCCAGATTACGAATACTGAAATTGACTTTCTTAGAATTGAGGGCTGGATTGCGGTTCTTGTAATAGGTTCTCGTTGATCGGCCATAATCCAAATCATCGTCACCATCTACATAATCAAACTTGCGCTCTGTATAAAGAACCCCAGTTACATCATATGTTCCGTTTGAATCTTCTTTGACGGATTGGACTCTGTACCGCCTGAATTTATTCTCGTTAGCTTCGTCCACCAGAATCCACATCTGCATACTTGTTGGGATTGGGGACATGGTTACTGGTCCCAGTATGTTGATAGAGTTTCCAGATACCGAACTTACTGGATAGGATTGCGCGATTCCTGTACTTCCATAGACATAAACACGCAAGGAATTAGAACTTGGCACTTTGACCAGTGGCCTATCAGTGATGATCGATGAGGCCGATGCGGCGCTTACTCTGCCTCCACAAGTCATTCGTGTCTTCAGGGGGTCGGCAATCAAGCAGATGTCACCGGGTAGAAGCATTGCGCCTTCTGTTCCCACACTGAACGAAACAGTTTCAGTGTTCAGCTGATTACTACCCAGGACGTAGCGACCTAATCGGCGTGCTTGTGCGCGGCTTGTGCATCCCAACGCTCGGATGGTTTTCTGGTTGTAGCCATATCTCTCAATCGCTGCTCTATCTTCAATACTCTCCTTTCTTTCGATGTAAAACTCACTGGGTTCGACGTAGCTGACCTCGACAGCTGTTGTTCTTGCCTGCTTGGCTGTGCCCTCATAAACAAAGCAGGGGGCTGTTACCTCTCCATTCCCATCTGTTTCTTGGATCGTGTTGGCCTCTGAATACAGCCTGAACTGCGATTTATCCGCTTGCTCTAGCTTCTTATCGATGATTACTGATACGTAACCACCTGCATAGATCAAGCTTCCTTGGAATGTTGCCGCAACGGCTCTGATCAGATCTAAAGCGTCTCCTTTCCTGTTTACATATGCGTTGAACTCAATGCCTTTCGAATCGCAGTAGTCAGCAGCAACTTTGAACGAAGCTAGGTCAATGTCTTGGATGTCAATACCAGGTTCTGTGACACTCTGAGGGTTGCTGCCTGTCGTGTTGTAGATGCGTCCACCACAGCCGTAACGAGAGTTCGTTAGTAGATCTAGTAATACGTAAGCAGGGTTCTTGCTGAACCCGTAGCTGACTTTAAGGTTGCTGTCTAAGGTTGGTACTTTTATTCCTTTAAACAGCCCTTGCACTGTAGGCATTTGCGAGAATTCACCTGCTGTAAATTTCATCCCTAGCAAGGCGCTTCTTGGATATACCAACTTCTCGTTCCACATAATGTCTGCTGCTACAAACTCGACATCGCCCTTTACCCATTGATGGGAGTAGACATTAGCACCGCCTTTCACATTTAAGGGATCTGGTATACCCCCTTTATCAAGGCGGGTCATTTGAATGGCAATTGGTTGTGGTCTACCTGTGATGTTTATTGTGCCTAGTCCGTCATATACCTTTCTCGATTTCAACTGATTGTCTTCTTGTACGGTCTTATCTATAATTACGCCTCCATTGGAATCTACTACTCGGATATTCCAGGTCAATACCTCCTCAGCTTGCGCGGGCAGTGGTTTATTTTCTTTTGGATCAGCTCTGTAGTCGCGGTATTTAACTGTAGGAGATCCACCATTTTTAGGCTGTGCATTCAGGATTTGATAACTCGGGCCTCTGACAATGCGTAGCTTTAACTTGTCAGCGTCAGGCTGGTTGAATGAGCGTACTATTTGTGGGTTCGGATCACCTGCTTCGGTTTGGCCTAGGTTCTGGCCTACAGCCATATGAAAACCAGCTGAATCAATATCAGTAATGACTCTCGTAGACTGATTGCCAGTGGTTAATGTAATATCTTCAACCGAACTAGAAGCTGATTGCAGTCCATTCAGATAGATATCCTTGCCAAAGTTTCCTGTTGCCAAACCTTCAATTTCACCCTCTGAGACGATCATCATGATGTGACCGTCAGTGCCATCCACATAAGAGGAGATGATCGGCATTGTTTGGCAAAGGAATTCGCCATACAGAAGCGGGATTACCGTTCCTTGGCTTGAGGTGCCTGAACCGCCTCGGAATACGGAATCATCCGCTTCACTCCCCTCCTGCTTACCGTCTTCTGGAACACCGGGTGCAAATATCCCTGCAATACCCGTAAAGATCAATGCTGCGCCAAGACTGAAGGCAGCCATCTTTAGCCCGTAAGAGATTGTGCCTACAGCTCCGTACGTAATGCCAAAGGCACCCATAGAGACTGCTACCAGCAGCGCTCCTACCAAGATCATGCCAAGGTTCTGGAAGGAGAAATTCAACGCACCCGTAATGACCGGAACCAGCGAGAACGATTGACAACCCAGACCTAACCCTTCGTAGTCGACCTTGTTGTTGTTATTAGTAATTACCTGGAAGAAAATGCCGAACTCATGTGCTGATGTAAGGAACTCTCTGAAACCAGGGATCAGCTGGCACAGAGCACGTAGAGCTTCATTCGGATTACGCACATTGAGGTTGTGCTTACGGCCAAACCGCTTACCTGCAACTCCTTCAAGCGTAATCTGCATCATGGATTCAATACCTTCTCAAATACTTCTATACCTTTTGCAGCCGACCATTTTTCTAGTCTGTCTGCTTGAACGACATACACATATGATGTCAACTCCATATTCGCAGCTACAGCCAAATCGTGTTCACTAAACCCCTTTGACCCTGTTGGATGCGAATGGAAGATGGTATCGGGTAGGTGCTCTAAGTAGGTCTCAGCATCAATGAGAAATGCCTCTGTTGCTGCATCTGCTTTGTTCTCACACCGTATAGCTTTATTGTCCTTGACGACACCGCATACTTCTTCCGGCTGAGCCTGGATAGACAATCTTGCAATTTGTTGATGCAGCCTTTTAATCATGAGTTCTGTGCTGTCGGGAATCCTCCATAACGAAGGGCTTGCCCTTGCGCTCCAAAGTGCTGCGTACACGCACTGAGTGTCTTAAGGCACCCGTCAGCTTGTCCACTCGTTTGCACGTTTGGTCCTGCGTATTGGCACTCCGGTCCTCTGTAAGAGAAGGGACAGAAGTTCGAATACAGACGTCTTTTAGGCAGCGTTAGGCCTTCTACGTCAAAGATCGACGCAAGCTCATAGCTCACACTCAGCTTGCTCTCCTCCAGCTTCCGGTTGAAGTACCACGTATCTGGTGTGAAATGAGCATTCATGTCGGGTGACGCACCAGGTGTAGTGCCTACTGCCTTGAGAAATTTGGCGTACGTTCTCATGCGTATGAGCCGAAAACCAATTAAGTCATCGAAGTCTCTACTCAGATCTGTTAACCCACCGTCGACATTGGCGAATCTGATCTTTGGTGTTGGCAGTTTGTTGCTTCCAGATACCTCTACACCTCCAAAAGACACAGGTACTGGGTGGTACACAACGAGTTGACCCTTTTCATTGGCATAGGTGACTGTTTCACCTCCTGATAGTTCAGGGCTGACGATGTTGATCCGTCCGAAGTTGCCGTTCGATACTGATCTGTAACCGTCGATAATAAAAAGCGAGATCAGAGTGTCTTCTTTGAGTGCCATTAGTTATAGCCTCTAGACTCTTCTACTATTTTGATACTTAGCGAGTCTGGCCTGTTATAGCCAAAACTATTGGAAGCTGGTTGATAACCATCGTAGGGCCTATCAGCCGTTCCACCTTTATAGACATCGAAATTACCGCCTCCTGTTGATCCTTCGTACTTCGCCAGTTCGTTTTTGTAGTCTCGGTATTTGGATCCGACACTGCTGTCATACCGGTTACCGATGAGCCGGTACATGTGAGCATTTACGCCAGATAATGTGCCGTTGCTTCGATATGCAACCGGTAATTCGCCAAATCCTTCAAAGTAATCAAACCCGTTTCCGTCATCGTCATCCTCAGTCTGTGGAGTTCCTTTGCTGTTAAAAAAGAAAATACTTCTGTACAGCAGATCTACTTCTTGGAATCCTTTGCCGGGTTTAAAAAGAATAA